TTGCCCCTGTTAAAACGTCCTCTATGTAGATTACTTAGAGTACCCATTGTGGTATCAGAAATGGGATATGAACAATGTTATCTTTGTTCTGGAAAACGACGAAAGGAGTTATTGCTTTTTCTTGCCGCCAATGACAAGGCGTGCAATTCTGGCACTCCTAGTCCAGCGAAGGATGCCATGTTGAAAAAAGCAAAGGATTTGCTTGCTAGGCACGACGAGCTGAAACGCGAGGAGCGCAGGAAAAAAGCTAGAGAGGAGTACGAGAAGGTAAAACCCTTCGTAGTATATTCTGACGAGATGCCAGACCGCGAGGACGCCGAGGATGCACCTGATAGCATGGATAGCCCACCAGCATCACCAGACGATGGCCAGGAAATCCCAACACAAACGATGAGGAAAAAATCCGAAGAGGACTTGTGTTAAAACAATTTGAAATTAAAAAATAAAATAAACTTTTTAATTGAAAAAAAAATATTTTTATTAGTAAAAATTTAAAGAAAAGAAAAAATAAGAAATAGTTAATAAAACTCTATTTCGAAGCTTCTTCGACATTGTTTTTTCTTTGGAGGTTCTTCCTCTTCTTCTGAAACAGAGTGATAATCTTCTAAGTCGTTGTCGTCAAAGTCAACGACAACTGTTGGAGTTCTTTGAATCTCCTCCATTTCTGTTTCATCAGTTTCAGACATATCGTCTGAAATAGTGGTAACGCTTTCGTTATCACTTTCTATTTCTTCTGTAATATCATTTTCATTTTCATAATTAATATCATTTAAATTATTATTTAAATTATTATTTAATCCGACGTTTGTTCGATTTGAAGAAGTATAAGCTTCTTCAGAGTTAAAAAACTCATGTTGAGCAGGCCATCCGGTAGGGTGCATGTTATATTCTTCAGCTTTCTTTCGTCCTTCGAAAGACCATCCTTTAGGATGTTCTCCTCTTTGTTGAATATGTTTCCACATTTCAAAAGAATTGTCAGGAAAAGCTTCGACTTTTCTGTTGGCAACATTTCCGAGTTTTTTGATAGCAATAGGTTTAGACATTTTGGAGGATTTTTTAAATGATATATTACAACTGTAAAAATTGCCTTTTGTAGTGTGAAATACATAGGCAATTTCCCCGAATCCAATCAATTTAATTGAGTGGTAAATTCCCTGTTAAAAAAATTCACTGTCAAAAAAGTGACAGTTGAGCCGTTAGAAAAAAAATTTTTTTATTTTCAAAAACTAAAACCGTCAGGTTGTTAGGCATTTTGTGCTGAGCATTTTGGTGGGTTTTGAAGCATATTGTGATATGCAACATTACCAAACATGGAAGCCAGGAAAAAAAAGCTTCCTCTAAGTTTACCCTACAAAACATAGTAAATAACGAGTACTTTTACTGATGTTGGACTTTGCGATTTTTTCCTGAATTTATTGCGTATTATAAGAATCGAACTCGAAAGCTTGTGACCAGCGGATCGAAGATCGGCCAATATACATGCGTCCGTCGAGGGGACTATTGGTCGCCGAGTAAGGTAAGCGACTAATGACGTCACCTTTACAAAAACTAAAAGCCTATGCTAGCCTTCACAGATTCGCAGTTAATATAAAAAGCCGGCGCGCTGTTCCGCGCCAAGGGACGATACTATACATGAGTGACTTAACTGTGGACGGTAAAACATGTTGTAATGCTTGCAGTATAACATGATTTGTAGATCACTCCATAACGAATAAAACAAAAAACATATACGCAATATATTGTGATGTTAGATTTATTTTACAGTTTAAAATTAAAAGAAAAAAAAGAAGAAATAAACGCGGCTATATTACGCCAATGAAGACACAACTTCGGCTGCTGCTCTTGCTGCTTTAATTGCTTCTCCGATTTGTCGGTAGGTTTCTGGGTTTTTAGCTATTTTCCACACTTGGGACCCGATGTTCTTTAGCATGTTTGTTAACTGCTGTCTATGCGTCGGGTTTTCGTACGCTGCCGGTATGTTGGAGAGGAGGTGTCGAATTTTCTCGATATCGTCTCCGATAAATTCGCTTGGGGCTTGGTTGAATGCTGTACTGTTGGTACAGAATTGCACTATGGAGTTGACCATATATCTTATTGCTGTGTTTGTTGTGTCGCTTGTTGTACACTCTAACACGATATATGAATCTTTGATATTGATGTTTCTGTTTGCTTCACTATAGAAATATCCTTCTTCGTCTGTGCTGAGGTACCATGCATAGCCTCCTTTTTTGGTTGGTCCATTATAATTGTTCAGTGGAAGGTCTGCTATATATTGGTACCAGTTATCTACGTTTACTACTACGTTCCCGACGATGCCCATTTTTGTTCTTGGGGGGACTCTTGCTATTGCTAGTTGTCCCGCGTTGTTGAGAGACGAACCCTCGAATGTGGCCAGAAGTGATTGTGCTATAACAAATGCTTCGTCGCTTGCTCCTTCTACTGTTTCTGCGTTGGCTATGCTATATGCGTCACAGAATTGTGCTACTGGGAACACGTTGATGGAAGTATTAGCTCCGTTTGCTAATCCGTAGTATATGCCGATTCTGACATCAGCTGACACGGTGGTGGCCGTTCTTGATATTAATTCTATTGCGATCCAGTAGTATGTGACGTCTACTCCCACTACATCCAAGTTTAAGAGTGTGTTTGGATTCCAGACATTTATACCTACGTCTCCTGCGCCGTCTTTGATGCTTCCTCTGTTATATGTTGGTCCGAAAGTTGCGACTTGTACAAAATCTCTTGTATAAACTGTCGCTACAATACCTAATGTGCCTGGTGCCGCATTGGTTTGCATGATCAATACTTTACCCGTATCGGCGCCTCCTGCGCCTGAGGTTGTATTGATTGCATATAACAACTTTCTGGTGGTTTTGTTGGGGAATGGGAATAATGCTTTATTTCCCGGGAAGATGAATGGTTGTGCTACAGATATCTTCTGACCTTGCGATAGTGATACTGATGTTTCGAGGAATGGCGTTAAATTGTCTGGCATACCACTAGTTGTTGCTGATTTTGTCAGTATGTAGTTTGTGAGTTGTTTATTCGCTTGTGTAGTGAAAATAGCATTTTTCATTTGCGGGTAGACGATGATTGTTGATCTAGCCGTGTTGTCGAGCGATAGCTCATCGCCTGCATCTGCTGCTGCGGTGAAGTTGGCTTCTATTACGTTCTTGCTTTTGAACAAAGCACTAGTTCCGTATGTGTTGGGCCATCTTTGTGGATTCATACACATTTCCGGGTCTAGGATTGATAATATCAAGTCCTGACTTGGATCTGACATTCCCGCGTATTCTCCTTTAAGTGCTTCTGCTAAGCTTGCTTTTTTCTGTCCTCCAGTTGTGAACATCCTCACGGGTGGCGCAAACCCGGTTCCTCCTTGAGATACTCCGTAATTAGTTGTGTATCTAGGTGCTTTGCGCCAAGAGCTTGATGCTCTTGTTTTCTTGAAGGATATCTTCTTTTTTGGATATAATCTTCCTGTTGAATAAGAACGTTTTCTTTTGTATCCGGTGCTTTTAGAACTCATTGAGATGAAATTGAAATGAACTGCAAACCGCAAATTTTTTATATTTATAGTACGGTTTGAGGCATCTTGCAACTTTTTTGTTTCTTGCAAGTGGCAATTTTTAACTGCCCAAAACTGTTCGGCGAAAAGTATCCGGCAAATCTATGATTGGTTGTCTACAAAAATAAACGATATTGTAAAATTACTATATAAGGAAGCAGTTGGCAGAGTCTAGTATTACCTCTGCCAACCTACTAACCACTACTTCTAACATCACAATGCAAAAAAACAACAAAGAAAAAAAGAGCGAGAAGAAAGCTTCTGCGAATCCACGAGCGTCACTTTGGTGTTTTACAATTAATAACCCCAAACAGCCAATTGAGTTTAATGAACTGACGATGACTTACCTTGTGTACGGCGAGGAAGTTGGCGAAGAAGGAACCTTCCACCATCAAGGTTACGTAGTTTTTAAAAACCGAAAAACCTTGACTCAACTCAAAGAGTTGAATTGTCGTGCTCACTGGGAGGTCGCGAAGGGAACTCATAGTCAAGCTAGCGACTACTGTAAGAAGGAAGGTAAGTTCCACGAGTTTGGGGAGTTGCCCGTTGACCAAAACGTAAAGGGCAATAAGGGACAGCAAGATAAATGGAGAAAGATTTCCGATTATGCCAAGTCTGGAGAATTGGATGCTATTGATGCCGAATACCCAAAAGCTTTTGTTGGGTCTTATAGAAACCTCAAGCAATTGAAGGTTGATTATATGAGGCAGACTGTGGACTTGGAAAAGCCTTGTGGAGTCTGGTTATACGGAGACGCAGGAGCCGGAAAAAGTTATAAAGCGAGGATGATGTATCCTAAGCATTATCCAAAGGCTTGCAATAAATGGTGGGATGGCTATCAACAAGAAGATCATGTAATTATCGACGACTTTGATAGGAACCATGCTGTTTTAGGCCACCATTTAAAAATTTGGTCTGACAGATATTCTTTTCTTGGAGAGACCAAAGGTGGAACTGTTGTTTGCAGACCGAAGGTGGTATGCGTAACATCTCAGTATGCTATCGAGGATATATTCGAAGATAAGGAGACTAGAGATGCACTAAAGCGTAGATTTAGTCAGCAACGTGTTCTTCGCAGCGAATGGGATAATCCTCTTGCTCGGAAATTTAAAGAACAACAAGAGGAAGCGAAGAAGAAACAAGTCGAGAAACTCGACGAAGAGATTGCTAAAAAGCACGAGAAAGTTGATGTGTCCGTTTATGAAAAGATGCCAAAACGGATACAGCCTCCGAATGTTTATTTTCCTGATCCCATTCTGAAGTTTTCGGGGCAAAAGAGAACTAGGAAAGAGAGTAACGATTCCGACGTGATAATTGTTGGAAGCGGGAAAGTAGGAACTACGAGTTTAGCGTTTGTTGGAAACAACAACAATAATAATGATGATGATTTCATCGACGATGACGATTGCGATGCGATGACCGAGGTTCTACCCGAGGAAGAGACAGAGTATAGCGGAGCGATGAGACGGCTAAAGGAATATAAAGGATATGTCAGCGATGCTGACTATAAGTACTTTAGCCAATTGCCCCTGTTAAAACGTCCTCTATGTAGATTACTTAGAGTACCCATTGTGGTATCAGAAATGGGATATGAACAATGTTATCTTTGTTCTGGAAAACGACGAAAGGAGTTATTGCTTTTTC